CTATTGTGTTGTCCTCTTCCTCAACAACCTTGTCCCAATCAATAATAAAGTTTGACTTCATGCTAGAGTATTCCTCTGGGTTTATCTCTTCGTATGGAGCCGCTTCATATATGTGTGCGTCATCTGCCTTGGGAAGAAAGCTTACTCCACTCACTATGTCAAAGTTTTCCCAACACCATGAGCCGACAGCAAACCATTCATCTTCTGCGACATAGATTGTAACACTTGGTTTGTGTTCGCACCAGTGCATTGCAAATCTTTTCCATATTTCTAAATGCTCTATAGCCCCAACCTTATCTTTCGTGATTGATTTAGCTGGCGCTTTCATAGGGAACGAAAAGACCAGAGCATCTTTGTTATACGGGTCAACACTGTAAGTAATACCCGCATCAATTAAAGCTGTGTTCAAAGGGTCTTTTATATCCTGCCTTACTCTCCTGATGTAATGCTTGGAGTAGGAGGGGTGAAGACCAGAGCCAGCAACACCAGACAATTGAGAAACTGTTCCAGATGGTTTGATACAGGTTACAGCTACAGACTGATTGATCTTTAATTTTTTAGCCCATGCCTTATTTGTTTCTACAGCATGTAGCTTCATGGCTTCAAGCGTAGCGGGGGTTGCGTTAAGCATGGTTGGACAATCAAACACCCCAGTAAAGCTTACGCCAAGGAGTCTTTCTTCTTCTGCGTTCCTCTTCCAAACCGGACGCACATATCTAAAGTCAGTAAGCATTGACTGATAAGTACCAAGGATTGTTGCCAATTTTATTTTTCTTAATACAGAATCTATCGTGTCATTAGGTCTAAGCACAACTTCTGATAAATTGCACAAACCGCAACTACGAAGTACCACCTCGCTGCAGGGGTTGCAGCCAAACTCGTGGTCTGTGTCTCTCCTTTCTGGAGCAAGATCTTTAGCTGCCTGTCGATTAAATATACCCCTCTCTCCGCTCTTTGATTCGTAAAGAGCAACCCACTCCCTCATGAATATTCCCATGTCTGGCTTTTCTGTATAGCAGACAGAGTTATTCGATAGAGCTCGTTGTGGTTCTTCTATCCACCACTGCCCCATCTTAGCTCGTTGCATCCTCTCGTCTGTCAGGTTGCTTAGGCTTAACTCTGCCGCTCTCCTTACGCCACCTACAACCACAGCCTCTCCGTTAAAGCACAGAAGGTCATGGCACTCTAGGCTGGTGAGCTTTCTTCCTTTCGCATTCTGAAAGATTCTAATATATTGAACAAACAATCTCTTCAAGGGTTCTGGCCCAGAGGCTCTTCCCCCAAAAGTTTTGAGTCGTGAGCCAGCAGGACGAATCCTAGAGTAGTCTATCTTTGGGATCATGCCCTGATACAGTAGGCTGATCAACTCCCGTAGGGCGCTTGCCCAACCTATCTTACTGTCCCGCACCACGATGGTAGTGTCTGTGTCATGGAATGAATCGGATACATCAGGGAGCTTGCTTATGAATTGCCTCTCCACGCTGAAGCCAACTCCTGTCCCGCAAAGCAGAACATAAAGGTTCTCGTCAAACGCTCTAACGTGGTCAACGGCTATGAAGGAACAATTATATCCAGCCATATTGTCTCTGGATAATGCTGGCCCACTAGTCATTAAAGCCCTCATGCTAGGCATGATCTCCATATCCAGAATCGCTTGCTTTACCTCATCAGGTAATGGCTTTTCCCAGAAGTCACAGTACCTATTGACTGTCTCTTCCCACGTTTCCCTTCTGCCCTCTGCCTCTATGTAACGAGCATACCTGCTCTTATGTATAAACTTCTGATACTCATTCATCTTTTAAATCTCTCCCCAAGATTATTCTCGTTAGCCCAAATTGAGAAGTCATAAAGGCTCATCCCGTATCTCCTCTCAAACCACTGATCCCAAGTCTCCCTTCCATCTGGAACTTTTTCAAACCTCTTCTCCCATATTGATCGCGCCCCATGGTATGCGATCTTTAACTGAGTCTCATCCTCTTTCCAAGAGGGGGAATTAGTAGGAGCCACGGGCTAGGGAGAGATGGTTGAGGGAAGGGGATAACCACCCGTGACCCCTACTAACTTATTAGAAGGGTATGTTATCGTCCTCTCCACGACGAATGCTTTTTTGTTCGCTTGAGCTTTTCCCTCTTGAACCAAACTCAACCTTAGATGCAATGATGTCAGAGGATGTTCTTTCCACACCATTCTTGTCCGTGTACTTGCCGTAAGAGATACGACCCTCAATGAGGAGTTCTTGTCCTTTAACTAACCCAGCGCCCCCAACTCCAGCAGCTACCTTACCAAAGGCAACCACCTTGTGCCAGTCAGTTTTTATATTTTCCCCCCAACCAGAATTGGTGGCTAAAGACATATTCAGAACCGATTCTCCTTTCGCGGTCTCTCTTTCGATAGGGTCAGCACCAAGCCGACCAACTAAAAACACTTTATTCAGATTCATATCTTCCTCACATTATATACCATTTAGGGTCATACTTCTTCATCAACTTCCACAACTTGAGAGCTGCCATAAAACATTCCAGACTATACTCTGGATTGTCATGCTCCCATTCGTACACTCGACGACTGTTAACGTCGATGAACAAATTTATTAAAGTCCTGCCACTGTTTCCCAGCCCATAATCATAAGCTGCTAGTTGTACTCCGTGGTCAGGGTAAATCATTTTCTTAATGATGACTTCCTTGTCAGGGTCAAGCGCCTTGGTCTTGAAGTCTACACAAAATTTTTCCGAATGTAAATCAACCATTCCACCATAGCCTTCACGGTGAGCGAAAGTTTTTTCTGGCACCCAAGTCTGCTTGCCGCATACTCTATCCAACGCCTCTTCAACATTGTTACAAATCTCTGAGAACCCAGCAGGAATTTTTTCTCCCTTAAATTTTTTTTCTAGGGCATCGTGAACAGTTGTTCCTCTGTCCTGCGTATCTTGTTGCATCGCGTAGAAGACATCTCTAGCCGATCTCTCTCTAGCTTCAAAGAGGTTCTCCTCGTCGCAGTTTATGCAACCGTCTCCGTTATACATCGCTTCCATCATCCCATTCTCTTTCCATCTGTGCAGCATGGGTTTGTTAACCATGTCTCCCCACACAGTAGAAACAGACGGAACGAGATTATGCTTTCTCGCATCACGCAAGGTAGTGGCTCGTCCGTTTGTTATGTGACGAGGGTTACCGTCCTTGTCGTACCAGTGTCCCATATCAATCTACTCCCAATTTTTTAAGAACCCTGTTGTACTGATCCCTGTTGTTGCTTACCTTTGCCCAGCTAACACAGTTGAAATCTTTGCATAGCTGTGGTCGTTTATCGTAAATGGAGCACTCCCAAAATTCGTTGGCTACTACATTGCTAACCTTGGTTTTTCTTAGGTGAGAACATTGAATGCGTATGCCTTGTCCTGTGAATTCAATGTCCGGTGATTTTTCCACCATGACTTTGAGAGCGTCCATCATTCTAGGGTCTGCCCATCCCGGCCTTAGATCCATAGAGCAGCACAGAGCACACCTCTTGCATACATCTTCACTGATGTCTGATTCTTGTAAGGGCCAATCGTTCATCAGGTTTTCTTGAAGTCATCCGACTCATCTTCTGCGTACACACCAAACTTGTATGCTCCTGTCACCTTCAGTACCGCCCTAGCGTAAGCTCTCTTCTCCGCCATCTCAGCAAGGTAATTGTTAGTGCAGTTGCCGCCTTTACCAAAGAGGGCGCTTCCATATGTTTCTATGCGAAAGGTGTCGTATTGTCCTTCCATCTCAGCGGTTGCTTTGATAACTGCAAAGTCCCTTTCAAGAATCTTCTCTTCAAACGTCACGGTGATTCGATTCATGTACTGAATCTTTTCAATGCCAGTACGCTTGATGATGGGGATAACCTTCCCGCCACGTTGCAGCTTGTGAATGTCTTCGTCTGGAATTAGACCATTCTCTTTAACCAAGGCATTCAGGAAATCCCTACGAGCCACTATCTGTGCTGGAGATTTCTTATTGCGAATCTCCTTCACCTCTGCCTCGTCTTGTCTCTGAGCCTCTTGCCAATTGAAAGCATCTTCTCTTGGCTCTTCCATTGGCCCTAACGCCTCAACCTCTGCTCCATTTCCGCTACCCATATCTCACCTCTGGGGCTTCAGCCCCTAGTTCGATTCCAATTTGAATTGTCCTCTCCAACAGTTCAGACATTTCCCCTACCGTCATCCCTGAAGTTTCCTTTAACCTCGTTCTGGTGCGTCCTTGTAGGTTAAGGAACTCTTCAGTTCCAAAGGTCGATTCCACCATGATCTGTTTTATCTCTTGCTTAGAGTGACCTGTCTTCTCTGCTATTGTTCCGCACCACCCATGGAACATATCGTTCTGCTCAAGACTTCTATTCTTTTTGTATGGCTTGATTGTTAGCTCTGCAACCTCCTCACGGTGATCGTAATCTACCAACCAATTTATTGCCCTAGCCGTTATGTCGGGGTGAGTCAGGACAAAACGTATCTTTTCCATCAGTGCAGGTCTGTCTTCTTGATTATCTGCACGTTGTCAACTTTTGCAGAGAAGCCGATAGGCGGCTCATCATTGATTTTATAGTTTGCCTCATCGAATGTGTCGCGCAGTTCATTCTCTATTATCTGTGAGGCTATGTTAACAAGAGCATCATGCTCTTTAGCCTTGTCCACCATCACTTTGATGATGGCGACCACTGTATAAGTCCTTCGTTCATTGCCCTTTTTATCGTCATCAATGTCCATCTGAACTGGTCCTCGTAAGAGTATTTTAAGGCATGGCACTCCTGATGGCAAGTCCTGCATACAGGGATGGTGAAGATATCGTCAACCTTCAACCCCATCCCCGCTCCTAGCGCCTGTGAGCGCAGATGATGCGCTTCCGTTTCTGGAGACCCACACCCTACACAGGGGTATCCCCTTACCCATTCCAGATATCTCTTCATGCCCTGTATTATACACGATCCACAGGCAGTTGCAACCGCCTTGAAAAGGAGTATAATAGACCCCACTTTACAGAAAAGGGCTTTAAAATGCTGACATTTAAGGAAAAGAAAGAGATTCTACAGACCCGTCTTCTTAGGGCAGAGAGCTTAACCACTGCCGAAAAGATGGTGGCTCTATCCCTGCTCCACACAGTGGATGACAAGGGGTTTTGCAACGTGAGAATGAAAGAGTTGATGGGGCTCTCCGGTCTGTCCAAGAGCGGAGTATACAGGAGTCTGCAGGCGTTGGGTAGGAAGATCAAATTGGACATCGCTAGGCAGGGCTGTAGAAACCAATATTACTTCCAGCAGTGGAGACTCATATGACTGCTCATGTTTGCGTGGTGTGTAAGGTGGAAGCTGATGACGAGATGCCTGATTGGTGCCAGTGGTGGTACAACCCGTGGTTGCCTGATCGAGGTCAGTCAATACTAGAGGCAGAGAACGAAGAGATTCAGATTGCCGTCGATAATATTCGTGCGAGGAATTATTGGAATGGACAATGGTAGAGGCAGGGAGAGCTTGGTGGTGGATGGGTTTTGGGGGGCGGTACCCCTCTATGTGGTTAGGGACCATCGGCTCCGTGCCGGTCATTTACGGGTCTTAACCGCGATATTAAGCTGCCCCTCTCCTCACTTCCCATCCAGACAGGAGATCAGCAGCCGCTGTGGACACACTCCACGGTACTGTGGTAAGATGATTTGCGAGATGGTTGAGCTTGGCGTATTGAAGCGCCGCACAAGAAGGGGGCATTCAAGCGTGTATGAATTGGATGGTAGACACCACTGTGGTGTTCAGGGTAGACACTACAGTAGTGCTCCATAAAAGAACATTAAAAGAATTATTATTAATTGACTATAATGAGGGAGACTCATGACATTTTTAATCACCCCTGACCTTCAAACTTATATGGACTCCACTGACATGGAAGGGCATATATTCAACCCTACGGACTTCATGGAAGAAACGCTTGATTGGATTGAGGGCAGGAACAAAAAAGCTGGATGCTGGATACCATGTTTGTTTGAAAATGATCTAAGAATATTGCCCGGTACGCTTTCTGTTTGGGCTGGTGTCAATGGTCATGGCAAGTCAGCTTTGGTTCAACAGTTTTGTTTGTGGTGGGCGGCAGGACGCTGCACCGATAAGGACGAGAAGATTTTATTTTGGTCTCCAGAAATGGCGTTCAAGGTGCAGGTTGAGAGGATGATCAAGCAGTCCTTGGGTGTTGCGAATCCAACGAGAAAAGCCGCATTGTACGCAATGAAATATTTTACTGGTAAGATTGCCATCTATGGAAAAGAGGAGCACGTTTCAGCAAGAGAGGTTATTGCTTTATGCCGGTGGGCAGCGGCGAATGAGTATACGCAGGTAGTCATTGATTCACTGATGATGATTGATCTTAATGCGAATCAAGAGAACCTTTATTTGACTCAGAAAAATTTTGTAAGAATGTTAAAGCAGACAGCTAAGGCTACAAACCTTCAGGTCCATTTGGTTGCTCATATGAGGAAAGGGGAATCAGAACAGAGGATGGGGGATAAGATGGACATTAAAGGCAGCAGCGAAATAGCAGACCTTGCAGACTATGCATTTATTGTTTGGAAGAACATAAAGAAAGCAGAGGAAGTTCAGAAGCAACCTGATAATGAAGATTGGTTGTCGAGACCTGATGGCAGGCTCCGTTGCGTTAAGAACCGTTACGACCCTGCTCACCCATCTTTGCCTATCTGGTTTAGTGGGGGTGCTTTCTCTTTCAAGAAGACAAGGACTGCTCCAACTCCAATGCTGATCGAAGATATTAGAGGTGAAGAAGAGCTGGCTTGAAAAATTATTTCTTAACCAACTTGAAGAGGTTGGTATAAAAGGATTTGAGGAAGAGTACAAATTTCTTAAAGACAGGAGATTTAGGTTTGACTTTGCATGGGTTGATCAGATGATGGCAGTTGAAATTGAAGGTGGAGTGTGGAATAAGTCACGACACACCAATCCAGCAGGGTTTGAGAAAGACTGTGAGAAGTACAACCTTGCGACCAAAGCAGGATGGAAAGTGTTTAGGTTTGGGCCTACCCATGTGAAAAACGGAAGTGCAATCGAGTTTGTTAAGGAGCTATTGAATGGCTAAACCAGAGAAGTTTAACAAGGAAGGATTTGAAGGGATATGGCGACCAGAATCTCGCAGCCTTGATATCTACGAACTTCAAAAAACTAAGACGATTTATCTGGATGGAACTGAGGGTGGATTTACAACCTACTCTCACCTGCTCGACTCCAAAAAATTCACCAATAAAAATTTGGCTAAAGATTTTTTCTTTGGATACACTAAATGATTAACACCCTCAAGGAAACGGAGGATGGTAGAATCCTCTATAGCCCCAATGATAAATACATTGGCAGATCCATAGAAAAGTATGGGCATTATCAATTAGAAGAGAAGAAAATATTTGCTCAGTATGTGAACAAGGACAGTATAGTTATCGATGTGGGGGCTAATATAGGGACGCACACCCTGTGGTTTGCAAGGAACGCGAAGTATGTCACTGCTTTTGAGCCCCAGAGATTCATCTTCCAAACCCTGTGCGCTAACATGGCGTTAAACGACATACAGAATGTTGACTGCAGACAGCTTGGGGTTGGAGAGAAACAAGAGCTGATAAAAGTTCCAATCCCCAATTATGAAGTCGAGAATAATTTTGGTGGGTTCCAAATAAAGAGCGTCGAAGACGGAGAACTCGTAGCGATATGCCGGATTGATGACATGATGCTACCGTATTGTGACTTTATAAAAATTGACGTAGAAGGGATGGAGCTCCAAGTTCTGAAGGGTGCCTTGACAACCCTAACAAAATGCCGCCCGATTCTGTATGTTGAGATGGACAGGATGGAGAACAGAAAAGAAACAGTGGATATATTGTCTGAAATGGGATATGTCGCTAAGATTACGGCTCCCCCTATGTACTCACAAGATTACAAGGGAGAGAATATATATGGTGAAGTGGTTTCTATAAACGCAATTTGTATTCCTATGGAGAACGAGGATAAGGTTGCTCCGTTATGGGAAGTTGAGGGAGAATGGTCATCGAGGGAAGGATCACAGCGAAGCTGGGACACACCCCCTTACATAAATGGCTCCTAAAAAACTAACCGAAGACGAAGCAGAAGAGATACGCATAGATTTAAGGGAAGGTCGTACATTTAGTGAAATCGCAAGTGAGTGGGGCATTAGCCCAGCTCTGGTTCAGAAAATTAACGAGGGAAAGAATTATACCCTTGAAGGATTTCATTACCCTGTTCGACCTATAAAGAGAAGAAATGACGGACTATCAATGGCAGGAGATGATGAGGAGGACTGACACACCGTGTCGAATATGTGACTTTTATCATAATTGCTCCTTCAACAACATAGCCTGTAAAATCTTTCGACATTACCATTCTACTGGAGAGATAGATAATAGCTTAGAAAGAAAACCTACAAGAAAAATATTCAAAGGTCTTTCCATTGAGAAGAGTATCAAAAGAAAACTTCAAGTCGCTCAACCCTAAGTCAGCAATGAGTTGGCCCTCGCCAAGAATGCCTTGGCAAGATATGGCTATGGTCTTGTCTGGCGTTGACGATATTGTCTCCAAGTATGCTAGGCTCAAGTATGCTGGTCAGCAAAATTATTTTATACCAGTTTTATTTCATGTCTACAAACATATACTAGGGCTAGGATGGAAGTTTCCAAACAAAGATTTCCCTAAGAGGCTGGCAGCGCTTGCGTTACGCGAGGCAGTCATGAGTGATATGTGTCCACGATGCAACGGAAAGGGAGAGATCTCAACAGGGATGAAAGTAATCGAATGTTTTAGCTGTGATGGATCAGGACTTTTAAGGCGAACAGAAAAGTTTAGGGCAAACTTTATGCAGATGCATAGGAACTGGTGGAACCGGCGCTGGAAGATGCGGTTCAACCGGGAAGTCATGGCGGTTTTTGACCTGTTTGAGAACGACATCGAGGTTGCGTTGAGGAAACGCCTTCGTTAAATCGGTTCCCTTTTTCACTTAAACCTATCATAAAAGAGTGTGCAGTCTGTACCCCCAATATGGTATAATTGATTTAAGGGTGGGGTATATCGCCCCGCATTTAGGAGTACCAACGGAGCATAAGGAGGAGTAAATGATGCCAAGATTGTTGATGCATAACACCCATGTACGAGCGATAGATCGATTTTTTAGCAGGGCCATGACGAATGGGATCAACCCAATGGCGGCAATGGATCGAATGTTTGACAGCCTAACAACGCCGATCCCGCCAGCAGACGGGACGGAGTTCACGATGTAT